TACAAGTTCAGCCACTTCAAGCAGTACCCCGCCAACACCACGGACGTCCACTCGTACATCGAGGCCCGCGGATCGAAGATTCCTGGTGTGGAACGTGTTGTCCATTTCGGACTTCAGGCGTTCATCAAGCAATGGCTCATGAAGCCTATCACCCGTCAGGATGTCGAGGACGCGGCTACCTTCTGCAAGGAGCATGGTGTCCCCTTCAACTACGACGGCTGGATGCACATCGTCGTCAACCATCAGGGTTACATGCCCGTCCGGATCAAGTCCGTGGCTGAAGGCGCCCCTGTCCCTCTCAGCAATGCCACTGTCACGATCCATGCAACGGATCCGGAATGCTTCTGGCTGGTTTCGTATCTCGAGACCATCATGCTCCAGTATGTCTGGTACGGAAGCACTGTCGCCACTCTGTCGCGCGAGATCAAGAAAAGCATCATGCGTGCACTGCAGATCTCGGCAGACAATCCGGAAGCTGAAATCGGCTTCAAGCTGCATGACTTCGGTTACCGTGGTGTTTCGAGCCAGGAGTCGGCGGGTGCAGGCAGCGCAGCCCATTTGATCAACTTCCTCGGTACCGACACCGTGCGTGGTATCCTCCATGCAAAGGAGTACTACGGCGCCAACACCTGCGGTTTCAGCATCAGCGCCTCTGAACATTCGACGATGACTTCGTGGGGTCGAGAGGGTGAGTTCGAAGCCTACAAGAACATGGTGGATCAGTATGCCAAGCCTGGCGCGCTGTTCGCCTGCGTCATTGACAGCTACAACTGGATCAATGCCATCGAATTGTGGGCCAAACCACAGCCCGGTCTGGAAATGAGCCTCCTGGATATGGTGAAGGCTCAAGGTGCCACGGTGGTTCTGCGTCCGGACAGTGGTGATCCGATCGCGACTCCGATCCAGGTCATCGAAATGCTTCTGGACCGCGTCGGTTTCAACATCAATACCAAGGGTTTCAAGGTGCTGCCGGATCATGTGCGTGTCATCCAGGGCGACGGCATCGACCATCAGGACGTGAATCAGATCCTTGATGCCCTCCTCGCTCAGGGTATCAGCGCCTCGAATATCACATTCGGAATGGGCGGTGGACTCCTGCAGAAGGTCAATCGCGACACCTTCAAGTTCGCCATGAAGTGTTCGGCGGCACAGATCAACGGTGTCTGGAAGGATGTCTACAAGGAACCGATGGGTCAGCCAGACAAGAAGTCGAAGAAGGGCGTCCTCTCGACTTTCGAAGACATGGACGGCAACTGGACCACGGTTCCTGTAACGGGCCCGTACATCAAGTGGGAAGACTGGCCCACCGGCAGACTGCATGTGGTGTATGAAGCCCATGGCGGACATATCCACACCCATTTCATCAACTTCGATCAGGTTCGCCTGAACGCAGCTATCTGAGGAATACGTCATGCAAACGAACATCCGTGCCACCATCCGTCTCAGCAAAGATGATGTTACTGACATCCTGAAGCTCTACTTGAGTCAGCAGGGTTACGATGTCGCCAGCATCTCTTTCGATGTCCAGGAAGTCTCCTTCTACTCTTGTGAATGGCAGGCGGCTGACTTGCGTGGTGCCAACATCGAGATCAAGGCTTCATCCGTGAATCTTCGTCGCAGTGTTCCCGATGGACTCTGCGCGCCTAGCACCCGCTGATGAACCTGTTCATGGGTCCATCGAAGAACGAGAAGAGCTCGATTCGTCGAGCTCTGCTTGCCATGCCATCCCCGCCCGGGTTCGTGAAAGTTGGATTTCGTGACCGAAGTCGGAAATACTACATCACAGTCCACTGGACAGAATCCTGCGATTGGGTTAAACTTGTCTGGAATTCAGTGAGGCAGGTGCTGTCTGATCATGGGATGTCAGCTTATTTGACTTCTGGTGGTTGGATCAACGCGAACGCGACATTCAGGATCATTTCAAAATGAAGCCTATCAAGATCAATCGGCGGCGTCGAAACAAGGAACGTCTTCAGATCATGGAGTGCTACAATCCTGAGTGTCTGCACCCGCGCCCGGAGCTGAAATGTGATGAGAGCGACGGAGTGCCTGTCTGGGTGGTTGTTTGTCCCCAATGCGGTGCAGAAGGCGGATTCGTTGAAGACTTCGCAGGTGGCAAAGACAAGGCCATCGACGTCTGGAACGATATCAATCGAGAACTGTGACCGACGCTCTTCTCAAGTGAATTTTCGCCCTTCGAAGTCTTTGATTTTGAAGGGCGATTTTCTTTGGTTTTCCAAAGAAGTCGAAAGATCACCCCGTACCCCATATAGTCCCACGAGGCCATTTATCATGCTCAAGATCTTCCGTGAATACAGAACAGGTCAGGTCCATTTCGTCTTTGATCTGGATGACACTCTCGCAGATTTCACTGATAGTTTCTGCGACTTCATGCACATCCATGTCATGCAGTGTCCTCCTCAGGTTGTCGCCTACGGCAACGACTACAATCTCATGAAACCTTTCGAGCATACTGGTCTGACAGCCGTCGAGGCTCTCAAGATGTATGAAGCATCAGGGACTATGCACCTGATGAAGCCGACCAAGCATGTTGAAGTCTACAAGCGAGCTTGCAAAGACTACGGCACCTACACCACGATCCTCACCGCTCGTGGCTGGATGGAACATCCGGTGGAGGCAGTCAAGGCCTGGGCGGACCACAACAAGGTTCCTCTGCCGGATGCTATCAAGATCGTGGGCCTGAATGAATCCAAAGCTGACTACGTCGCCGGACTCAAAGGCGATGTCGTTGGTGTGATGGATGACAACCCGAAGCACCTCAGAGAGTTCATGGAGAACAATCCGAAGGATGCTGTCATCTATGCGGCTGCGCGTCCGTGGAATGTCGATGCGCCCAGTCATTGTCGAGTGTAGGAGAGAGCATGGAAAAAAGAATCGGTGGCGCGCGCCTGGTTGGCGTATGCGGTTTGATGGGGTCTGGAAAAGACACCGTCGCTAATCTCATCATGGCTCGGCGCCCGAGACAGATGCGACGATATTCATTTGCACGCCCCCTCAAGGAAGGCGTCAAGGCAATGTTTGGCTGGACAGATGACGAGATCGAAGATCGTGTCAAAAAGGAGGAGGTGGACGACTTTTGGGGATTCAGTCCTCGCAAGGCGATGCAACTTCTAGGAACTGAATATGGACGCAATCTGCTTCGAGAGGATCTTTGGGTCCATGCTGCTGAGAAGTATCACCTAACATCACTGGAGAAGGGACAGTCGACTATCATTACTGATGTTCGATTTGAGAATGAAGCGACGTGGGTGCGAAATTATCCTGATTCTGTCTTAATCCATGTCGTTGATCCTCATCACCCAAAGCCTGAAGGTGAGGTCCATCCTTCAGAACGCGGCGTTCTCTTTGTTCCGCACGCAGATCACTTGCTTTCGAACGATAAAAACGAGGGAATCGAAGGTCTTGCTGCTAGGCTGGCTGCGATCTGGTGATAAATATGTGTATCAACTAAGGTGCGCTTGCAATGAACCAACTGAAGATTAGTCCTAGAGGTTTCGCTCTGATTGAGCGATGGGAAGGATTCCGTGCAAAAGCCTACAAAGATATTGTTGGGATCTGGACGATAGGGTTTGGGACCACTCGATATCCAAATGGCGAGAGGGTCAAACAGGGCGACACGATCACTATTGAAGCTGCTCGAGAACTCCTCCAGAGCCAAGCACAGAAGTTTATGGACGGAGCCTCGAAGGGAATCCGTGTAACTCTTTCTCAAAACCAAGTTGACGCGATTGGTTCTTTCATCTACAATCTAGGTGTGGCTGCTTTCCTGAATTCTACCTTCCTCAGAAAAATAAACGCGAAGGACTTCGTGGGTGCTGCTGAAGAGTTAGTCAGAAAGCAGGTTGGCCCTGACGGATCGACGGTCTGGAAGGGGTGGGTGTTCGCGGGCGGAGAGATAGTGGAGGGATTGATCCTCCGTCGTCTTGAAGAAAAACGGACTTTCATGGAGGCCTAATGGCTCGAAGTTTCAATCGAAATCAAGCTCTCGGGACTTCATTCAAACTGGAGATCCCTGGGCTTGATGAATATAACTACTTCGTTCAGGTCGCTCCACTTCCGGGGTTGAGCATGGGCGGCGTTGAAACACCATATCGAAACAACCAGACGAACGTTCCTTCGAATAGGGTTGAGTATGATCCGCTGAACATCACATTTCTCGTTGACGAAGAGCACGAGAATCATAGTCAACTTCGGCTTTGGATGCACAAATATGCGTCGGGGAAAGAGCCCATCCTCGAGGTCTGTAAAGACATCACCCTTCATATTCTCGACTCAAACAAGCAGCCGCGAAAAAGCATCGTTTTCTACGTTGCGTATCCAACTCTGCTCACTGAGATTCAGCTTGAGTCGAACACTTCAGACGCAACCAGCTTGGTTTGCAATGCCACATTCCGGTATCAATACTACGACAGCAAACCGACTATCAGGTGAAACATGAATATTGATGAACTGACCCAGGCGATTGGGTCAGACTCTGTGATCGATCAAGCCGCCCTAGATTCTGAGGCGTTGAAAATTCCGTTGCTTCATGCCAAATACTACAAGATCTTTATGGAAGAAGTGAGGTCTCTCAGAATCCTTGATCTCCGGTATAAAGAATTGAAGCGGGATAGGACAGACTACTACCTAGGTAAGGCACCAGACGCGGTCTATCAAGAAGAACCGCTTGATCACAAGGTATTGAAGGCAGACTTGGATCTCTACCTGGATTCAGACAAGGCCCTCTCTATTGTACAAACCAAGCGTGACCTGCAGAAGTCGAAGGTTCAGATGATTGAGGATTTCATCAAAACCATCAACAATCGATCCTTTTTGATTAGTAATGCGATCTCGTGGCGAAAATTCCAGAATGGAGTCACATGATGGTTGATGTTAGGATTCATCACAAGGATCAACTCCGAGTGCGTCTTGAGTGCGGTGGAGGTATCGGATATGAGATCAACGAGAGATTCTCGTTCTTCGTACCTGGTTATAAATTCATGCCCCATTACAAGTCAGGGCGCTGGAATGGAAAGATTTCACTCTATAACATAAAGACGAGAGAGTTCTATAGAGGACTGCTCCCTTCTCTCGTTGAATGGCTTCAGGAAAACGGCTACACCGTTGAGGTTGCTGATAAGCAACAATTGCGCCCCCTCATCAAATACTCTGATGCTTGGTTGGAAGGCTGGTCCAAGTATAGCAAATTGAAGCCGAAGCCACATCAAGTCAAAGCAATTTCTGAAGGATTGAAACACAATCAAGCTCTCATTCTCTCGCCGACAAGTAGCGGGAAGAGCTTGATGATGTATATGATGGTTCGTTATCTCCTCGAGAATACCGAAACTGACATCCTGATAACCGTCCCGACTACGTCTCTCGTTGAGCAGCTCTACAAGGATTTCGAAGACTACTCCGTCGACTGG